CTCATCCGTAGAAAATTTCCCCCTTTGAAGGAATTTGTTAATGGCTTTAACAGGCAAAAAGCTGGCCTTCGGCAAGGCGCTTTGGGCCGGAAAGTCAAACAAAGAGGCCGCTGTCATAGCGGGATACAGCGAAAAGACGGCATCTGCGTCGGGGTCGCGACTGGCCAAGGACGAGGATGTTAAAGCGTACTTGGTCGAGATGCGGCGCCGGGCTGATGCGCGTGCGCCAAAAGCGGCGTCGACTCGACTGGCGAAAGCGGCCGGACCCGGCCCGGATATGCCGGATGACGATCTGCTGGAAAGCGACGATGACCCGCGCGAGTTTCTTCGGAAGGCCATGAAAAACGGCGCCCTGGAGCCGCGTCAGCGGATCGACGCCGCTAAGGCGCTGCTGCCCTACGAGCATCCGAAGCTGGGGGAAGGCGGAAAGAAGGAGCAGAAGCTGGACGCCGCCAAGGCGGTAGCGAAAGGTCGATTCGGTGCCAGGGCCGCGCCAAAGCTGGTGCATAGCAAATGACCGCCGCGCCAGAATGGACGACTGCTTGCCCTGATTGGGCCGAGCGGTTGAAGAGCGGCCGATCGATCATTCCGCCGCCGGTCTTCCCTGAAGAGGCGGAGGCCGCGCTTGAGGTGCTGCGCGAGCTGCGAATTGTAGACGCGCCCGGATCGCCGACGATCGGCGAGGCCTGCGCGCCCTGGGTGTTCGATCTGGCCGCCTCGATCTTCGGCGCCTATGACGCCGAGTCGGGTCGCCGCCTGATCACCGAATGGTTCGTGCTGATCCCGAAAAAGAATTCGAAGTCGACCGTCGCCGCGGCGATCATGCTGACAGCGCTGATCCTGAATTGGCGGGAGTCGGCCGAGTTCACCATCTTGGCGCCGACGCTGGAGGTGGCGAACAACAGCTTCGCCCCGGCGCGCGACATGGTGCGCAAGGACGACGAGCTGGACGCGCTGCTGCAGGTGCAGACGCACGTAAAGACGATTACCCACCGGGAGATGAACGGGACGCTCAAGGTGTCGGCGGCCGACTCCAATACGGTTTCGGGCAAGAAGTCTGTCGGAACGCTGATTGAGGAGCTCTGGCTGTTCGGCAAGCAGCCGCACGCGGAGAACATGCTTCGTGAGGCGACCGGTGGCCTGGCATCTCGCCCGGAGGGCTTCGTGATCTACATCACGACCCAGTCAGACGATCCGCCTGCCGGGGTGTTCAAGCAGAAGCTGCAGTACGCGCGTGACGTGCGGGACGGTGTGGTGGTCGACAAGCGCTTCGTGCCGATCATTTACGAGTACCCGAAGGAGATCATCGACGCAAAGCAGGACCGAAACCCGGCCAACTTTGGCATGGTCAACCCCAACATAGGGTATTCGGTCGACCGCGAGTTCCTTGAGCGCGAGATGGCGAAGGCCCAGAACGACGGCGAGGCCTCCGTGCGCGGCTTCCTTGCCAAGCACCTGAATGTGGAAATCGGGCTGGCCCTCCGCTCCGACCGTTGGGCCGGCGCGGACTTCTGGGAACAAGCCGCACTGCCGGTGTTCAGCCTGGCCGAGTTGATCGATCGAAGCGAAGTCGTCGCCGCCGGCATCGACGGTGGTGGTCTGGACGACTTGCTCGGGCTTGCTGTCATTGGCCGCTGCGCGACGACACGCCGGTGGCTGACCTGGGGACATGCATGGGCGCATCCGTCCGTGCTTGAGCGCCGAAAGGAGATCGCCTCCCGCCTGCAAGACTTCGCCAACGATGGTGACCTGACGCTGGTTTCGCGGATTGGTGATGACGTCGCGGAGGTGGGCGAACTGGCGCAAATGCTGGAGGCATCCGGGAAGCTCGACAAGATTGGAGTTGACCCCAGTGGCCTGGGTCAGATTCTCGACGGGATGCTCGAAGCCGGCGTGCCGGAAGAGAAAATCGTCGGCATCTCGCAAGGCTGGAAGATGACCGGCGCTATCAAGACCGCCGAGCGGAAGCTGGCCGAGGGCGTGCTGGTACATGCCGGACAGCCGTTGATGGCCTGGTGCATCGGCAACGCGCGCGTCGAGCCAAAGGGCAACGCGGTAGTGATCACGAAGCAACAGTCCGGGTCAGCCAAGATCGACCCGTTGATGGCGATGCTGAATGCGGTATCGCTGATGGCGCTGAATCCAGCGTCTGAAGGCAAATCATTCTGGGACAACCCTTGAAGCTACTTGACCGAATCCTTGGGCGCAAATCGGCCCAGCTCACCTACGACCAGGTCGCAGGCCTGATCGATGGTGGCGGCGGCAAAGTGGTAGCCGGCGTCCATGTGAACGAAAAGACGGCGCTGCAGGTGTCAACGGTTCTCGCCTGCGTTCGGGAAATCGCCAACGGCTGCGCAACACCGGACCTGCATGTGTTTCGTGAGAAGTCGGACGGTACCCGCGAGCGCGCAACGAATATTCCGGAGTACCGGCTTCTGAGCCGCCGCCCCAACGAGTGGCAAACGTCGTTCGAATGGCGTCGGCAGATGACCCTGCATGCCGCGCTGACCGGCCAAGCCCTATCGGTCAAGGTGCGCGGCGACAACCGCCGCGTGCGCGAACTGATCCCAATTGAGCCCGGCCGTTGGGATGTCCGCAAGGTTTCCCGGTATGAGCTGCGCTACCGCTGCTGGGACGAGTTCGGAATGATCGGCGAGTTCGCCCCCGAAGACGTGTTCGTGCTGAATGGCCTTCAGTGGGACTGGGCCGACAGCATGAACGTGCTCAAGCTGGCGTCCGCAGCAATCGGCCTGTCGATCGCCACCGAGAAGAGCCAAGCAGCCATGCACGAGAACAGCCTGCGGCCGAGCGGCCTGTATTCGGTTAGCCGGGTGCTGGGCGAAGAGCAGCACGAGCGCCTTACCGCATGGATCAAGAAGTTCGGTGGGACTGCTCGTGCCGGCGACCCCCTGGTGCTCGACAACGGCGCCACGTGGACGCCGACCGCTCAAACCGGCATCGATGCCCAGCACGTTGAGACTCGGCGGCTGCAGATTGAAGAAGTATGCCGGGCTTATGGCGTGTTCCCGGCAATTATCGGCCATGCAGACAAAGCGTCGACTCACGCCAGCGCCGAGTCGTTCTTCGATGCGCACCTGCGGCAGACGCTGAAGCCATGGCACAAGGCCTGGCGTGACCGCCTGGACGAAACGATGCTCGACGGCGCCGGTCCGCTGTATGTGCAGTTCGACACTCGTTACATGGTGGCCGGATCGATGAAGGATCGGGCGGCATGGGCTCGCACGATGGCCGAAATGGGCATCTACACCCGCAACGAAATCCGCGACGAGGAAGGCAAGGACCCACTGACAGGCCTCGACGAACCACTGACCCCGCTGAACATGATGCAGGGCGCAAAGCAAGGAAAGCCGAATGAAGACACTTCCGCAGAAGACTGAGCAGCGCGACCACAAAGCCGCTACATCGCCATCTGCGCCGCGCTTGGCGCCCGCGCGCCAGTCCATGCCGCCCCATCTGGAGCGCAAGGAAACGGCAGGCGGACGTGAAGTTCGAAGCTTCGTGTTCGAACTGAAGGCCGCTGGCGACGACGGCACGGTCGAGGGCTATGGCTCGGTATTTGGCGTGCGTGACAACTACGACGATGTGATTGCTGCGGGGGCCTATGTCGCCTCCTTGGCTGCTCACAAGTCGGCTGGCACCATGCCCGCCATGCTGTGGCAGCACGACGCGTCGGCACCGATCGGCGTCTGGACCGAGATGGTCGAGGACAGCAAAGGCCTGAAGATCAAGGGGAAGCTGGCCTTGGACACCGTCAAAGGCAAGGAAGCGCACGCGCTGCTAAAGATGGGCGCCATCAACGGACTGTCTATCGGCTTCGTGTCAAAGAAGTGGGACTACGACCGCGAAATGGAAGTGCGCACGCTGACCGAAGTCGACCTGTGGGAAGTTTCCCTGGTCACGTTCCCAGCGAACGAAAAGGCGCGCATCACTGGCGTCAAGGCGGCAGATGTCGCCGGCATCAAAACGATTCGTCAAGCTGAGCAGGCCCTGCGGGATGCAGGCTTCTCATCGGACGCGGCCAAGGCGCTGATCGCCGAAGTCAAACGCATCGCACTGGATGAGCGGGACGCTCATGGGGCGGCTGCGGCAATGAAGGCAGCTGACCGGCTGCTCAATTCCCTCACCTCGTGAAAGAGACACACATGACCAAGCAACTCATCCTCGCTGCCAGCCTGGGCGCCTCGATGGCCGCCCACTTCGCCGCATTCCAGGCCAAAGCCGCCATGGTGCCGTACGAAAAGCGCCAAGATCCGACCATCAAGTCGGTCGCCGACTCGATCGACAAGATCGCCACCGCCTTCGACGAGTACAAGAAGACCAACGATCAGCGTATCGAAGCCATCAAGTCGGGCAATTCGACCGCCGATTTCGACGCCAAGCTGGCCCGCATGGATCAGCACATCGAAGCCATGACCGAGGCCAAGAGCCGCCTGGAAAAGATGGAAACCAAACTGGCGCGTCCTGGCGTGTTCTCCGGCGGCAAGGACGATGGCGAATCGAAGGAATCGGCTGAATACCGCAGCGCCTTCCTGGACTGGATGCGCGCGCCCGGCGACCATGAGCGTCAGCAGAAGGCATCGCAAGCCCAGAAGGCTCTCGAAGCCAAGTCCGCCGCTGATGGCCGCGAAAAGCGCGCTGCGCAGACCGTGACCCCGACCGGTTCGGCCGGCGGCTTCGCGCTGCCTGAAGAAATCGAGCGCACTATCGCACGCCTGGGTGTCGACATGTCGCCGATCCGCGCGATCGCCACCGTTCGCACTGTCGGCAGCACCGACTACAAAGAGCTGTTCGACGTCAACGGCGCCGGCTTCGAATGGGTCGGCGAGACCGACCCCCGCAACCAGACCAATACCCCGGATCTGGCTGAAGTGGCGCCGACCTTCGGCATGGCATCGGCCAAGCCGCAGGCCTCGGAAGAGTCGCTGGACGATCTGTTCTTCAACGTCGAAGACTGGCTGATCAGCTCGGCATCGGAAGCCATGTACGCCGGCGAGGGCGCGGCCTTCATCAGCGGCAACGGCACCAAGAAGCCGACCGGCATTCTGGCTGGCCCGACCCCAGTCTCGACCGCTGACAGTTCGCGCGCGTTCGGCACGCTGCAATACATCGCATCCGGCCAGGCCGCGGCAATGCCGACCAACCTGGACGTCCTGTACGACCTGGTGTACTCGCTGCGCGCCCGCTACCGCAACAACGCCCAGTGGCTGACTAGCAAGCTGGTACTGGCCGCGATGCGCAAGTACAAGGACGCCGACAACAACTACCTGTGGCAGCCGTCGCTGCAGGCCGGCCAGCCGTCGACCTTCCTGGGCTATGCCATCAACGAAGCTGAAGACATGCCGGCCGTCGCCGCCAATGCGTTCCCGCTGGCGTTCGGTGACTTCAAGGAAGGCTACCTGATCTGCGACCGCGTGGGCCTGCGCATCACCCGCGACGAGATCACCACCCCCGGCTTCGTCAAGTTCTACGTGCGCAAGCGCGTGGGCGGCAAGCTGCGCAACACCCAGGCGATCAAGCTGCTGAAGATCGCGGCAGCGTAAGCCAGCGTGTCAACGGAAAAGGCCTGTTCGGAGGCCTTTTCCTATTGGAGACCCGAATGAAATTGATCGCAACGCAAGCGTTCTCTTGGGCGCACCGCGGCGTCGAGATCGCGCATTACCAGGCCGGCGAAGGCATCGATACGGAAGACACCGACCTGATCGACGTCGCAATCCGTGAAGGCTGGGCATCGCCAGATGGCGAGAAGCCAATTGAGCCGCCCGGCGACGAGGCAGAAGTCGCAGAGAACAAACCCCCGCGCGCCAAGCGCGCAACCAAATAATCACGAGGCAACATGAGCAACGTTCGCGTCAAGTACATCGGAGCGGCTGACCGCTTCAGCGAGGTCGGCATCACCGGGCAGCAGCAAGTCTGGCGTAAGAACGAGGCCGGATATGTCGCAGCCGCAGACGCAGCGCTTCTTCTTGCATCGGGCCAATTTGTGCAGGGGGCAGGCTCGCTGAAGGAGAATATGCGGAAGCTCGCGCTGGCCATGGAGGACGGTGAGTTTCCCCTGCCGATGGCGGCCGTCACAACCGCGACTTTCACCGGTGATTGGACGCCGACCGCCGTCACCGCCAATGCCACTGCCGAAGAAAAGGTGCTGACACTCAGCAGCGGCTCGATGTCGCCGGGCGACATTGTCAGCATCATCACGCCGCCGGCATCGCTGGCTGCTGGTGTGGCGATGCGCTTTCGCTACCTCAGCGCTACGACGGTGGGTATCTGGTTCCAGAACAACAACGGCACCAATGCCGCGCTGCCCGCTGGTACCTGGACGGTTACGGTTTCTCGCTTCGCTGGCGGGTTGCCGGTCGACGCGCCTATCGTGACGATGGGGAGCGCGAACGCCGCCTCGCAGGTTGGCGCGTCCGGTGTGATCCGGACCGTAGCGCCAAACTCCGGGCTGATCCGCATGCGCCACCCGTATCTGCGGGATGCCGCCTACGACTTTACGGGCTTCGTGTTCGTGAGGCCGTCTCAGAACTCGACCAAGCCGTCAGGGCGGAGCGGCAGCGTGTTGTCGTCGGATTATGTTACCGAAGCGTCCAAGTTCGATATTGTGCTGCTGGGCAACGGCGTGTCGATGCAGGTCATTGTTGACGGCAAGATCGTTACCCCCGCGCCACTGACCACGCCGCTCAACTTCCAAGTTCATCGGGTGCACCTCGACTTCACCCAGGGCGGCACGCTGAGCAACTACGTGCGCAAATCCCGCACGATCCGGGTTGAGGTGGGTGGCTATGGTTGGTTCGGTGGCGTGACGATCCTTAAATCGGACACGATCGCCCCGCTGGCAAAGCTGAACAGCGTGAAGGCTGGCGGTCTGGGCGACTCCTGGGTCGAGGGTCAAACGCCCTACCATCCGATGCGGCCAACCACGCTCTGTACGTTCGATGGTTTCGCTGGCCGGCTTGGCGACCTCCTGGGATGGGACACGACCGTCGTCTGCGGAGTTGGCGGCACCGGGTATTTGTCGGATTCGGGGACGACCTACAAATACCGAGATCGTATCAACGACCTCATCAGTCTCAACCTCGATGCCGGGTTTATCTGGGGAAGTTCGAACGACACCACGTTCCCGGCAGCCGCCGTGAAAGCCGAGGCGGTCGCGTTCTATACGCAATTGTCAGCGGCAATGCCGAATACGCCGTTCTTTGTGTTCGGTGTGCAGAGTCTCAACACCGCAACGGCCACGTCGCGCGCGGACCATAACGCAGCTATCAAAGCGGCTATCGCCGAAGTGAACGCGCCCAACATCTGGTTCATCGATATGCTTTCGCCGACTCCCTGGATCGCAGGTACGGGCCGGAGCGACGCGAGGACGAATGACGGTAACGCAGACTGGGCAATCGGCCAGAACGATCACCCGACTTGGGAAGGCCACACCTTTGTTGCACACAAGGCGGCAGATCCAATCCGTAGCATTGTCAAGTCGTTCTTGGCCTGATTGAAGTCGAGGGGAACCATGACCGCACGAATGATCAACCCGCCGGCCGAGCTGGCCGTCGACTTCGCGCTGGCGAAGCTGTGCCTGAAGGCCGACGACAGCGATGAGCGCGATACCGAGATCCGTAGCCTGGTCCTGGGCATCACGCTCCGAGCCGAACATGAAACCGGCCGGGCATTCATCCACCAGGACTGGCGGGTGTCGCAGGATCGGTTCTGCGGGGAGATCCGGCTGCCCAAGGCGCCGCTTGTCCAGGTGCTGAGCGTCAAGTACTACGACGCCAACAACGTGCAGCAGACGCTGCCGACCAGCGAATACCAGGTGGACGGAGTGAGCGAGCCGGGCCGCATCCTGCTGGCGGCCGGGAAGTCGTGGCCGTCGACGTTCGCCCGCGTCAACGCCGTGACGGTCGACTATCGGGTCGGCTATGGCGCCACGCATGAAGCCGTCCCAGGCGACGTCAAGTCGTACATTCTCGGCATGCTGGCCCTGCGGTTCGATCCGCCGGCAACCGGCGCCGAGGCCGCAGAAGAGAACCTGTCCGGACTGCTGGACGCATCGAAGGTGTACTGATGACTTTCTCCGACACGCTGCGGCACAAGATCAGCATTCAGGCGCCTGGCGCCGACCGTGACGCAGCTGGCCAGCCGATCGAAGCGCCGTGGACGGAGATCGCGGCGCCTTGGGCTGACGTGCGCGTGCTGGGCGGTTTGGAGACGATCAAGGCCGGCGCGGTCACCGCGCTGACCAAGGCGTCGATCAGGATCCGCTACCGCACCGGCATCGACACCAGCATGCGTGTGGTGCACGACGGGACCGTCTACCAGGTGCAGGCCATCCTGCCCGACATGGCGCGCAAGCAGTACGTCGACCTCGTGTGCGAGGTGGTCAAGTGAGCCTGAAAGTCGACCTGACGGGTTTTCAGCAAGCGATTCGCGACATCACCGGCCGGCTCAATGAGGCGGTTGGTGAGTCGACTCTGCGCTCAGCCGGGGTTGCCGGCGCCGCGGTGTTCCGAGATGAGGCCAAGAGGAATGCACTGGCCAACAAGAAGACCGGCGTGCTGTATGAAAACATCATTATCAAGCGCGTAGAGGAAGAATCGGATGGCGCGCGTCGGCAAACCTACTTGGTGACTGTTCGGTCTGGCAGGTATGGCTCGGCCGGTGATGCTTTCTACTGGCGTTTTGTCGAGTTCGGCCACCGCTTTGTACGACCAAACCCGAATAAGTACAAGGGCCGGAAAAAGGCAAAGTGGGCGGCGCACCGGCAGGCCGCGCTATTGGAGTACGGCAGCGCTCAGGCGCCGGCGTACCCATTTATGCGGCCAGCGTTCGAGAGCAAAAAGAATGATGCCGCCGCTGCTGTGCAGGCTGAGTTGTCCCGCAAGATCAACGAGAAGCTGGAGGGCAGATGAGTTTGGAAGAACATGTAGTCGCCGTGCTTGCTGGCTTAGCTGGTGACCGAGTGTTCCCCGACTTTGCGCCGGAAGGAACCGCTCGCCCGTACATCGTCTACCAAGCAGTGGGTGGCGAAGCAATCAACTTTGTTGACGGCGCGCTGCCGGGAAAGCGCAACGCCCGCGTTCAGGTTGCAGTCTGGTCCGATTCGCGGCTGGAAGCCTCGAGCATTGTCAGCCAAGTGGAGGATGCGATGCGCGCCGCCGGGCAGTTGCAGGTAACGGTGCTCGGCGCCGCGGTATCAACGTTCGACGAAGAGACCGGCTATCGCGGCTCGCGCCAAGATTTCAGCTGCTGGTACTGATAACAATTTCCGCCCTTCGTGGGCAACAACCACAGCCGCTCATGCGGCTTTTTTTCGTCCCGAAAGGAAACAATATGGCCCAGGTACCAACTGGCTCCACCTTCTTCATCGCTACCGCCTTCAGTGCCCCGGTACCCGTGACCGCAATCTCGAATGCGTCGGAAGCGGTTGTTACCGCGACTGCGCACGGCTTCGCCAATGGCGAAATCGTCGAGGTTCGCTCCGGCTGGGGGCGTCTGGAAAAACGCGCGTTCCGCGTGAAGAGCCAGGCTGCCAACACCTTCGTGCTCGAAGGCGCTGACACCAGCAATACCAGCTTTTTCCCGGCCGGTGGCGGCGTCGGATCGGTGCGCAAGGTGAACACCTTCGTGCAGTTGACCACCGTCATGAACCCTACCGCCAGCGGCGGTGAGGCGAAGAAGGTCAACTACAAGTACATCGAATCGGACGTCGAGTACTCGATCAACGATGGCTTCTCGGCCGTCAACCGCTCCCTGGAGCTGGATGCGGATTCGATCGGCTCAGCTGGCTACACCGCCTGCAAGACGCTGACCGACGTGCAGTCCGACACCATCCTCAAGACCATGACCAAAAGCGGCAGCTTCACGCTGCTGCCGTGCACGGTCGCGATGAACGAGGAAGTGATCTACCAGGATGGTCAGATCAACCGCGTCAAGGTGGACTTCTCGGGCAACAACAAGAGCACCCGCTACGCCGCGTAAACCGTGTCTCCGGCCCGCCGCCTGGCGGGTCTTTCCAGCCCCTGGCCTGATCCCCAGGGGTCTTTTTATCACCAGTAGAGAGAGAACAACATGCCCAAGCTGACCAAACTGAGCCTTTCCGTCGCCGTCGCCGCTACCTTCACCGCTACCGTGCAGGTCCCTATCCCTGGCGGCGAGTTCGCGCCTGTCGTGATGACCTTCAAGTACCGGGACCGCGACGCTTTCCAAGAATTCCTCGACAGCCTGAAGGTCGCCAAGGACGTGGAGGCGATCCTGGATACCGCTAGCGGCTGGGATCTCGATGACGACTTCAACTCCGAATCGGTCGAGAAGCTGTGCAAGCGCTACATGGGTGCAGCCGGCGCCATTCTGCACACCTACATCAACGAGCTGACTGGCGCCCGCGTAAAAAACTGAGGGCGCTTGCGGCCAAGATGTATGAGCGCCTGCCCACCGTTGAGGAAGCGGCAGAGGCGGGTTTCATCCCCGAGGACTACGCAAGCGATCCTGTTGATCCGTTCCCAGATAACGACCAGGCCCTTCAACTGTTTGAGTACATGCGCACGCAGTGGCGCATGGGTCCTAGCGGGCCTTGTGGGCTCGACTACGGCGTCATGCACCAGAAGATGGGAAGGCTGGGCCTTTCCCCTGAATGCTTTGATCAGCTTGAGTCTGATCTGCAGATCATGGAACAGGCCGCTTTGGCCTGCATATATGCCAAAGAGTAGCGGTTGCCGCATGTCGGCGCCCCAAAGCAAAAAGCCCTGAGCGCTTCGAACGCCAGGGCTTTTTTATTTCCTCCGTACCGGACTACGAAAGAACATACATGAATGATACCAGCAAAAAGCCAGGAATAAAGCTGGCGATCGACTGGCTGAAAGGGCTGAAGATGGGTTTTCCGAACAGTAGGTGGGTAATGTTTTCGATTGGCGTCTACGTGCTGGCCGCCGCCGCCGAGAAGCTAATCACCGCCCTGGCCACTGTGGCGCCCCTGCTTAATCAATAAGGCCAAACGATGTCCGAAATCAACAGCGCAGAAGTCAAACTTGGCCTTGATGCCACTGGATTTGAGACTGGCCTGCGAAAGGTGGATGATGGCGTCGCGCGCACCGGTCGAAATGTCGAAAATCTCGGTAAAGCCAAGGGCTTCGAGCAACTTAGCGCCGGCGCTGACGGCGCAGCGACTACCGTTGACCGTACGACCAAGCGACTGGTTGAGGCGATCCAGCGCACGACTGTCACAATGCAGGCGGGGTCGAAAGGAACTGCGGAATACTACGCGGCCTTGGCAAACGCGCGCGGCGCCAACTTGGCGACGCTGCGGCCGTATCTCGATCAACTGGATCAAGTCGCCCGCAAGACTGCTGAAGCCGCCGAAGCGCAGCGCAAGCTTGACGCCGGCAGTCGGTTCCTAGATGGGCTGCGGTCGCAGGCTGACGGAATTGGCAAGACGGCTGCTCAACTTGCCGCATTGCGCGCCGAGCAGTTGGGCGTCGCTGATGCCGCACGTCCGCTGATCGAGCAGTTGCAGGCAGCCGAGGAGGCGGCCGGCGGCGCCGAAGACTCGGTCAGCAGCTTCGCAAGCGCGCTTGCTGCTATAGGTTTGGGCGCTGGCGTTGCATCGATAGCTGCAATTTCGGACGAGTACAGCAAGTACGTATCGCAGTTGGAGTTGGCGACGGAGGGACAAACCGAATTTGCCAACGCTCAGGCGAACGTGCGTCGAATCTCGACCGCGGCACAGTCTGACCTTACCGCAACGGCTTCGCTCTATGCCAGCATCACCAATGGCACCCGCGAACTCGGTTTGGCCCAGACGCAAGTAGCCAAGATCACCGAGACCGTAAGCCTGGCGCTTAAGGTGTCCGGCGCGTCCGGGCAAGAGTCGGCCGCTGCGATCCTGCAACTGGGGCAGGCTTTTGCATCTGGAACGCTGCGCGGCGACGAATTCAACTCTGTCGCCGAGGCGGCTCCGCGTCTGATGCAGGCGCTGGCAGACGGCCTGGGTGTGCCTCGTGGCGCGCTGCGCAAGCTGGCGGAAGAAGGCGAGCTGACCGCCGCCGTATTGGCAGAGGCCCTGCCACGCGCGCTTGATGGCCTGCAGAATGAGGCACGCTCGGTCGAGACAGTCGGCGGCGCCATCACAGTACTCAAGAACAATATCTTGGAAATGGTGGGCGCGACCTCGCAGTCAAGTGGCGTGGTGTCCGTGTTGTCTGGCGGCATCAACTTGCTGGCCGAGAATCTGACCCTTGCTGCCGGCGCTGCGGGGACGTTCGCTGCCGTAAAGTTGGGTACTGCCCTTGATGTGATTGCCACCAAGGCGCTGAACAATGTCGCCGCCAATCGCGCGCTGGCCGCGTCAAATGTCGCCACTGCGCAGGCGAATGTACAGGCTACAGCTGCGGCATCGTCGCTGGCTGCTGCGCGGGTAGTAGAACTACGCGCTGCAGTGGCCGCCGCTCAGGGCAATGTTGCGCTGGCGATCGCTACCAACGGACTGATCCCGGCCCAGGCCCGCGCGGCGGCCGCAGCTGCGGCTCACACGGCCGCGCTGTCAGCGCAAACCACCGCAATGGGCGCTGCCTCGGTCGCCGGCGGTGTCCTGCGTGGCGCGCTTGGTTTGCTCGGCGGCCCAATCGGCGCCGTAATTACCGTCCTCGGTGCTGCGGCAACTGCATGGGCCGTGTGGGGGGATTCTGCGGAGCAGGCCGAAGCCGATGTCACCGGGTCGGTGCGCGCGTCGACCGAAGAAATCCTGTCCGGACTGGACAAGCAGATCGAAAAGCTGCGCGAGCGTAACAACCTGGCAAAGATCGGCTTCAAGCCATCGGCGAACGAAAGCCCGGCAGTTGAGCGGCTGGGTGAGGTCGTCGCTCAGATCGATCGCGCTGGCCGTGGGCAGGGTGAATATGCCAACCTGAACCTGGAAGCCCGCACAGAGATTCTGAAGGCGCTTGGCCGTCAGTATGGCGAACTGACCACAAGAATCGAGGAATTCAATCGCCAGTCGGCAGAGGATTCGGCCAATCGATCAGCCAAGACTGCAGGCGAGTGGATGGAAAAGTACGCCTCCAACAGCGAGAAGCTGACTGCAGAACTTGCGAAAGCACGCAAAGAGCTTGGTGCAGCTTTCAGCCCAGAGCTCGAGGCCCGCATTCGCAAACAGTACGAGGTGAAGGAGAAGGGCGCCGCAGTCGAGGTCACCGCATACAAGTCGTTGAAGGAAGCGATCGATGAGCGGGTTGCTTCGACGGCGCGCGAGGCAGCCGGCCTCGCTGCTATGACTGAGTCGCAGAAACTGCAGGCTCGGTTTGATAGCGAAATCGCGTCCGGAAAGATCCGCGTAACCGCCGCTGAGAAGGCAAGACGCCAGGCGGACCTCGACGGCATCCGAGTCAACGAAGAGGTGATCGCCTCGCAGAAGCGCGCCGCCCAAGGCGCCGCCGAGTGGGCGAAGATCGCCAAGGAAGCCGCCGACACACGCTTGCGGTCGATCGCCGAAGTCGTGCGCGAGGCCGACAAGAACGAAGAGTTGGCACGCACCTTCGGCATGACCAAGGCTGAGATCGAGCGGCTAACGCTGGCCAGGCTGGAAGACCAGTTGGCGCAGCGTTCTTCGATGGGCCTGACGCTGGACGAGATCGAGACGCTTGAGCAACTGATCGACGCCAAGCGCCGGAGCGTGGCCGCGATCGGTTCTGTCGAAGCACAGGACGCAGCCAAGCGCGCCAATGAATCCTTGGCCGCTGACTGGAAGCGCACGATGGACAACATCGACGATGTGTTCCGCCAGGGCTTCGCCGACATGCTGAACAACGGCCAGGACGGGTGGAAGTCGTTCACGAAGTCGCTGGTCACCACGTTCAAGACTTCGGTGGCAGATGCCATCTACAAGATGTTCGCGCAGCCGTTCGTGGCGCGCGTGGTGGCGTCGGTGACGGGCATCGGCGGTGGCTCGGCCGCCGGTCTCGCGCAAGCGGCCGGCATGCCTGGAGCCGCCGAGAGTGGCGGTGGCCTGGGTGGCATCGGCAGTCTTGCGTCGACTGCGCAGGCCGCCTACAAGGCGATCAGCCTTGGCTTCGAGGGCATTTCGACGGTTGTTGCCGATTCCGTGCAGGCGGCAATGTACGGCAGTGGCGCGACTACGCAGATTGCCAGCAATGGCGCGTTTGCGAACGGCGCTGGTGCGGTCGCCGGATATGCGGCCGGCGCCGCCGTCGGCGTCTATGGTGGGCGTGCGATCTCGAATGGCTACTCTGCATTCGGCGGGTCGGGGAACACCGCTGTCAACGTCGGGACGGCTATTGGTGCTGTGATCGGTGGGCCTATTGGCGCCGCGATCGGTGGCGCGTTGGGTGGTGTCGTAAACCGAGCTTTTGGCCGGAAGGCAAAAGAAACGACCGGCACGACACTGAACGGCATGTTCGATGCCGATGGCTTTGACGGTACGACCGACACCGCCTGGATGCAGAAAGGCGGCTGGTTCCGCAGCGACAAGTCGGGCATCGACAAGGTGGCCATCGACGCAATCGTTGCCTCGCAGTTCACCGCCGGCTATGAGGCGCTGAAAAAATCGTCGGCAGACTTCGCCAGCGTGTTGGGCATCAACGCAGACGCGATCAAGAACCGCACCCAGGTGCTGAGCATCGCGCTTTCGGGTGACCAGGCCAAGGACCAGGAGGCAATCGCCAAGTTCTTCATTGGCGTGGGCGACCAGATCGCCGTCGAACTGGTACCGACCATCGCGCAGTTTGCGAAGGCGGCAACTGAGTTCGGCGGCGCGGGTGAGTCGGCAAGCGCGACCCTGCAGCGAATCGCGGGCAACTACGCATTCATCGACGCGGCTCTGACTTCGATCGGTGACACGTTCGGCGCTGTCGGCCTCGGCTCGGTGGCTGCGCGCGAGCGCCTGCTGGAACTGACCGGCGGGCTGGAAGCGTTCGGCAAGGGTACCGCGTTCTTCGCTCAGAACTTCCTCACGGAGGCCGAGCGCCTGGAGCCGGTGCGCAAGTCGGTCACCGACACGCTGGCCGGGCTGGGCCTGGCGATGGTCGACTCGCGGGACGAGTTCAAGAGCGTCGTGCTCGGCCTGGACCTGACGACCGAGGCCGGCGCCAAGACCTACGCCTCGCTGATGGGCGTGCAGGAGCAGTTCGCCGCGCTGTACCCAGCGGTGGAGTCGACTGCGGACGCGCTCAAGGCGGCGGCCGAAGCAGCGAAAGAGCAACGTCAGAGCCTGCAGGACCAGCTTGACGAGCTGACGATGTCGCCGGCGCAGAAGATCGCGAAGCAGCGCGCGGAGGTTGACCCTTCAAACGTCGATCTGTTCGACCAGGTGCAGGCTACGCAGGCAGCCAAGTCAGCGGCGGAAGCGCTGGCATCGGCGAACCGTTCGTACCAGGATCAGATTGATTCCCTGCTGAAGTCGCAAATGAGCGCGGCGGCACTGAGGGCCTTCGAAACCAAGGATATGGACGCGTCTACCGTCGCACTGTACGACCGTGTGGCGGCGCTGAAGGCAGAAATCGATTCGTCGCAGGCTGCCGCTGAGGCGATCACCCAGGCGCGCGAGGCATCGACGAACACGATGCGCATGTTTGCCGATGCCTTGCAGGGAACGATGGACAAGGCGAATGCAGCCGCGGCTGCGCTGCGTGGCTATAGCCAGTCGCTGGAGTTGGGCGGCAATTCGCCGCTCGATGCCGAGGCGCAGTACACCCTGGCAAAGCAGCGCCTGTCAGGGCCGGATGCCGATCAGGCAACTGTGACCGCTTTCTTGGAAGCCGCCAAAGGTCGCGCCGGCTCGTCGCTGGAGTACGCGAGGGACTTCGCCCTGGCTCAGTCCACGCTCGAATCGCTGGCGAAAGCGCAGGAGGAATATGCGCGCCGAATTCCTGACCTTTACCGCCTGGCGCGCGAGGCCGGATCGTTCGGCAAGGTCGGTGCCTACGCAAACGGTGGGCTGGCTTCTGGCTGGTCGCTGGTGGGAGAGAAGGGGCCGGAGTTAGTCAACTTCTCGCAGCCGGCGCGCGTGTACACGGCAGAGCAGACGAAAGCTGCGCTCGGCGGCGGCGCCGATGTCACGGCTCTGAAGGATGAGCTGCGTCAGATGCGTGAGCAGCTGTCGGCGGCGCTTGCCGTCATTGCAACGAGTTCCAACAAGACGGCCGATGCGATCGATGACATTGCATCTGGACGGCGTGTTCTGCAAATGGAGAGCCAATGAGTGACATTTTGAGCGTGTTGGTGGGGATCGATATCACTGATTCGAAGCTCACCAGCAGTACGGCAGTTGAGCCGGCGACGGGCGAAGTGGTTTGGAACGCGGCTACCAACTATGCCGTTGGAGCGGTCGCGATCCGCACAACGACCCATCGCCGATATGAGTGCCTTCTCCCTGGCGTAGATGCCGGGCTGCCGGAATCCACGCCGCTGCGGTGGGCCGACCTCGGCCCGACGAATCGCTGGGCAATGCTGGACGGAGAGTCAAGCACGCAGACGATAGTGACCTCGCCGCTTACCGTCGTGTTGCACCCGGGCCCGTTCAACAGCATCTACCTGGATGGGTTGGATGCGGATTCGATCAGCGTCACGGTCAAGGATGCCCCCGGCGGCAACGTCATCTACACCTACACCGGATCGCTGGAAGGCTCGGCGCCGGCCGACTACTACGAATATTTCTTCGAGCCGTTCCGGCCACTGAAGGATTTGCTGCTGACCGGAGTGGAGCCGTACAGCAACGCCGAGATCAGCATCACGCTGACTACGCCTGGCGGAAGCGTCAAGTGCGGGGTCGTCCGCGTCGGGGATCTCAAACCACTTGGCAGAACGCTCAGCGGGGCGACTGCCAAGCCGAAATCCTACTCGCGGGTGACTGTTGATGCCGAAGGCAAGAACGTCATCAAGCGCGGCAAGAAGGCGCGCGACATGTCGGCGACTGCGCTGGTGACGATCCAGGAGGCGCGAACCGTGCTGGACACGGTGACCGACCTCTTGGACGTGCCGTGCCTGTGGGTCTGTTCGGACTCGACGAATTACAGCGGGCTCCGGCAATACGGCCTCGGCAGCGCCGAAATGAACCACAGCAGCGCGAGCCACGTAACCCTTTCACTCAACGTCACTGGACTGATCTAATGGCACAGACCACACCACCCACCATCACGCCGGCACCGCAGCCGCCGCAGCGCAACAACCGGGCGACGTTCGGAAACTTGCTGGACGCCTTTCTGCTGTGGCTGTTCAGCGTGGTCGCTCAGTTCCAGGCACTGGCCACGAACGTCTACAACAATGCCGTCGATGCGTTCAGCAGCGCAGAGAAGGCGCACGACGATGCTGAGATCGCTGCCTCCGCAGCCCAGGCGGCAATCTCGGCGGCTAACATCACGCGCTGGGTCAGCGGCACGACCTACCAGCAGGATGCGTGCGTCATCAGTCCGGCCGACAACTCAACCTATCGCCGCAAGACGGCTACGGGGGTGAGCACTGTCGACCCATCGGCCGACCCGACGAACTGGGCGCCGCCGGTCGTGCGCGGCACGCCTCGGATCATGGTCATCACCACCACGCAGCCGTTCATCGTGCCTGCGGCCGAGTTCGAAGTCGAGCTGCAGGGTGCGGGTGGCGGCGGGCAGAACGGCGGGCAGCAAGGTGGCGGCGCTGGTGGATACGTACGCAAGCGTTTTGCCGGCGCGACGGTTGGCGCTACAGCAATGATCACCCTCGGAGCGAAAGGAACGGGGCAGCCGCAGTCTGGCGGTCTCGATACCTCTGCACAATCGTCCAGCTTTGTCCTTGCCGGCTTTACTCCGCTGACGGCTGGCGGCGGAAGTCGTGGCGGGGCAAACCCTGCTGTGGGTGGAGCCGCTACCGGGGGAGATTTGAATATTCCCGGCGCATACGGGAGGCCTCCGCACTTCCAGGAAGATGGGAATACCGGCGGGGCTGGCGGGGACTCGCTGTTCGGTCGGTCAAACCCTAACAAGTTCGGCGAAGGATTGCCATCAACTGGTTACGGCGCAGGCGGCGCGTCTGGGTCTCAGGTCTATTTCGCGCCGGGACAGTTTACGCCGCATGCCGGCGCTGCAGGCGGCGATGCAGTCTGCATCATTCGGTACTAAGGAGAGCAGCACATGGCGATGCCACCCTACACATGCAGCCCTGACGATCCCGTTTTCGAAGACATCGAAATTTGGGACGCGCAGAACAACATGCACACCATCATCGTTTCCACCGAATGCACCGCCGAGTGGCTGTGCGGCGCCGCGCCGGAGTTCGGCATGTGGGGGCCGCACTACCCGCTGACGTGGCGGCACACGCCGCCGCCGGCCGATGAGCCTCCACCAGTTAAGGACCCTGAAGCACCTTGATGACAACCAGCCCGCCACCGAGCGGGCATTTTTTCGTCCGGAAAGGTCCTCATGCACCTCAGCCTGATCAACGAACCAGGTCCGCACTATGTGTGCGCCGCATAACGATAAGCCTGCCAAAACCCCGCAGGAATCCCCGAACGACACCATTGAAAGGGTGCCCATGGATGACCTGACCGTCGCCCTCATGAAAGCATTCGTGCCGCTGGCGACGATCGCAGGCTGGATGGCTCAAGCGCTGCCGCCCCTAGCCGCGCTGGCCTCGATCCTCTGGATCGGCTACCAGTGGTACCACTCCGAACCAATGAAGCAGCGCCGCCAACGCCGGCGCGCGAAAGGAAAGCGCACATGAACTTTATCGACGACGCGAAGCGGCAGTTCCCCAAGTTGTGGAGCGTCCGCTTTGCCCTTCTGGCCGCTGCAGCATCTGGTATCGAGACAGCCATGCACCTGTACGCCACCGGCACGGCGCCGCTGCTGGTTATCGCCGCCGGCCTGTCGTCGCTCGGCGCAGCAATCGCCCGGGTGATCGCCCAGCCATCGCTGGAGCAGCCATGAGCCGGGCCCGCATCGCAGTGGGCAGCCTGGCACTGAGCGCCGCCGCGTTCGTCGGCCTGGTCACGCATGAGTCGTACACCGACCGCGCTGTGATCCCGACGAAGAACGATCGGCCCACCGTAGGGTTCGGATCGACCTTCGATGAGCAGGGGCGGCCCGTGAAGATGGGGGACACCATCACGCCGGTTCGCGCGGTCCAGCGCGCCGCAGCGCACATCTCCAAGGAAGAGGCAGCATTCCGCGCTTCAATCCCGGGCGTGGCACTGCACCAGGTGGAGTACGACGTCTACATGGACTGGGTCTACCAATACGGTACCGGCGCCTGGCGCGCGTCCTCGATGCGCCGTGAGCTGCAGGCGGGCCGATACCGCGAAGCCTGCAGCTCGCTGCTGCTCTACAAGAAGTCCGGCGGATATGACTGCTCGGTTCCGGGCAATCGCATCTGTGCGGGCGTCTGGACCCGCCAGAAAGAACGCTTCTCCAAATGCATGGAGGCGCAATGAGGGGCTGGGACATCGCATGGATCGCCATCGGCTATCTCTCTGCGGCATTCGTAGGCGCAGTCTTCGGCGCGATCGCCGGCGGCTACGCCATCATCAAAGTGCTTTTCAAGATGCACGAGAACTCACTGCCACCGAAAGGCTGACCATGCTTCCCGTTCCGAGTTTCCCGGTCACGGCTGGGGTCAAGATCGCCGCTAGCTTCGCTCTGGCCGTCGGTCTGTTCATTGCTGGATGGCTGGCCAACGGATGGCGGCTCGGAGCAGAGCTGGCAGACGTACGGGCCGAACATGCCGGCCAGGTTGCCATCCAGGCGACGGCGGCGCTCAGCACCATGAAGGCCGACGCCGACGCCATTCACGCGGCAGCCCAGCAGCTCGGCGCCATCGAAATCACGCTCGGTCCGAAGATCGACGCGCTCAAGAAGGAGATCAGAAATGCGAAGCCTTTGCCTGCTGGTTGCGTCCCTGACGCTGGCCGCGTGCGCAACCTCGACGCCGCAATCGACGCCGCCAACGCCGCGGCCGCAACTCGACAGTAAGCTGGCAGAGCCTTGCCCGGCGATCGGCAAGCCTGAAGCGGCCGACTACGATATCTGGTTGCTGTGGGCGCTGGATCTGCTCGAGCAGTACGGCGCCTGCGCGGCGAAACACGCTAAGACGGTTCAGGCCTGGCCGAAATGACGGCTGCTATACTGTATGCATGTACAGTAAAGTTAAAATCCTTCGGCGCAATGGGGAGCGCCGGCCGGACCGGGAGATAGCGTCTGATCCGGGTATCGTCGGCCACATCTCCATGTGCGTGATCGTCAACTACACTGTTTTGAAGATCTTTGCGCCTGGTGGAACCGGCGGCCGGGCGCCGCTGGTACCCGAGCTATTCCGCGCGCACTGCACGACCATCGAAGGCGCCCGCATGCTCTTCCGTGGATTTAACCGGATCGGAAATCAGGACGACGAGAATGCGCCAGTGGTGCGTCAGGAGTGGGCCGTTGAGATCATGGTCGAGCAGCCCGAGCGTATTGCTCAGCCGACAAACCGGCTGTGATTAGAACTGCCTGCGCTCATGGTGCGGCGCCGCCAGAACCCGGTCGGTGACGGCCGGCGGCACTTGGCGCATGTTGAGGAATGCGCGCGCGGCGTCGTCTCCAAAAGCTCGCTGCATGGCGATTGCTTCTCTGACCTGCTGGGCGGTTTGCGTGTCGTGGCGAGGGGAGTGAGGGGGCATGGAGGCTCCGAGTAAAACCGACGTTATAGCACGCATCGGCGCCCTGCAAAAACTGCGCTATTCGACAGAAGCGACTCCAATCAATACAGGCACTTAACGCAGCGGCCCGGCGGAACCAATAGCGCAGCTCGCGGTCTGCAAGCTACTGATTCCAATCACGATATTGCTGAGCGGCGGTCTGACTTCTAAGCAGATGCTCCGATCTGGTGAAGCTGTCCGCGCGTTCCGCAATTCAATCCATCGCCCGCGTTTTCCCAGCGGAGCAGCGTCACTGGTCCGGCTGAATTGAGGAACGGTTTTGTAGAGCAAGTCCTTGATTTCGCTCAGTGTTCCTGTGGACTCATAATCCGTTGGTGCCCGGTTCGACTCCGGGGAGGCCTACCAAATAAATCCCTGTAGATTCAAACGGTTAGCGCCGATTCTGCCGCGATTTTCCGAACTGCCGAGTTCCGCAATTCTCGGCATGTTCCGCAAAATCCCCGTTACCTGGTCGGCTTGACCAGCTTGCCCCGGCGGTGGCGCACGTACTTCAGGGTCATGCTTTGAGTCGCATGTCCGAGCTGATCCTGCGCGCCCTGCATGCCGGCAGCCTCTTCCTTGTCGGTACCGGCCTTCGCGCGAAGGTCGCGGATCTGATATTCCTTGATCGACGCTGCCAAGTCAGGCCGCGCGGCTGCCGCCGCTTTTCTGGCGCGGTCGAAAGCCCGACGGACTTCGCCCTCACTGATCGGATAGCCGTCGTCGTTGTTGAGCAACATGAGGCTTTTCGACGGGCGCCTGGCAATGGCCGCCAGCAATTCAGCCAAGGCGCCTTCATTGGCCAGGCGCAGTCGCTTCCCAGTTTTGTTCTGCTCGACCGCGATCCATCCATCCTTGATGTCAGACTTCGTGATTTTCCTAACGTCGGCCGGTCGCTGACCTGTCAAATATGCGAGGTCCAGCACATCGCGCAAAGCCGGTTCGGCATGCTCCCAAACCACCTGGTAGACCTCGTCCTCGACGTACACATCCCGCCCGCTTTCGCTGTGTCCACGGATGCCGGCGCACGGATTCGTCATCCGTGTCAGGCCTGCTTGGCGGGCGAAGTTCCAGATATGGGAGAACAGGGCCTTCTCACGATTCGCACGCACGTGCCCAAGGTCGGGCTTTACCTCAAGCGGTGCCTTCTTTTCTTGGACCCGCTTGGCGTTCTTGAGCCGCGCCTGCTCGACCGCTTCCTTTACCCGCCATGCCAGGTACTGACCCACATGAACCGGCTCGATATCGTCGAGTGCGATCGGCGGGTCGTCGTAGAAGCGGTACAGCCAGGCCAGCTCGGCCAGATTGTCCTTCTGAGTCCGCGGCGCTTTCGTCGGCAATACTTCCTTCAGATAGCGCTCGGCAGCCATCCGGAAGGTAACCCTAGGCGCCGAATCCTCATCCTTTATTGTCAGCTCCGCCCATTTGCGAACAGCTTCCACATAGTCCTGGCCCAGCGAGATCTCGCGCCGCGGCGATTCGCCTGTGTCGAGGTAGTAATACACCTTGTCCCGGCGGTAGCGCGCGCGCATACCGGTCGGGAGATTCTTATTCCTGGTTGGTTGACGGCCCATTACTTCCCACGCAATACGTTCGGTACCCAGCGCTTCTTCTCGGCCGGCGCCGCTGGTGTGTTCGCGCCCTTGTCGATCACCGAGCGGGTGACGACGGCCCGGCCGATCGCGTTCACAAAGAATGGGAGCCCCATCTTTCGCAGCGCCTCGATCTGTTTGGACTTGATTTTACGTCCCGTCAACTCGGCGATCTCATCGTCATTCAAGAACGTCGCACTCATTTCCGCCCTCTCTTTTCCCAATCCTTACAATACTGCGCTCCCTTGGTGCACTGTCCTGGCTGGCAGTCGCACCGCTGTTCCTTGCGCTTGAAGATGGCGTCGAAGCGATCGCCGAACTGCTCGCGCGGGACGGATAGCGGGCGTGGTGTGCTTCCTTTGCTCATGGCGTCCTCTCATTGGTGGTAGCGGCAGCGCGGACTGCGCTCCGGCTGGTGATTGGCAGCAGCACGCCGAGACCACTTGCCGATAGTGCCGCGACGTTCGCCACGCCATACGCGACGAGGCAGATCGGCGCCCCGGAATTGAAGCTGGCCCGCGATCCGTCCACACGGTGGAAGTGCGGCCGGCCCTTGATGAACAGCACGGCATCGGCGGCGCCCCACACGCATTCGTAGAACATTTCGGTTTCGGTGCGCGCTGGGATCAGTGCGATTCCGTTGCCGTGCGCTGCCATGCGGCGCAGCCACTTGACCGCCTCACGGCCGAAAGGCGGGTTGCACCACACGCGGCCCTCCCAGCGCTGCGCCAGGCCGTCGTCCAGCACATGGAAGTGCTGCGCGGCGGTCGGCCATGGGCGATTGATGGGAGAGCAAGGGTCGAGATCGAAGGCGCCGAGCGACTGGATGATCTCCGGTGGTGTCAACCACTCGTCGTTGCCCATCACGGGCGATTGGTGTCCGGACAAGCTCATGCCTTCTCCTTCCCGCCCTCTGCGCTTTGTGCATCGGCGGCGACCGGCCCATGCCACTTCGCTTTGTACTCGACCATAAAGTCCGCCGGGAACGCTGAGCGCCAGCCGCAGGCGCACTTGAACTGCTCACCATCGAAACGGGTGCGCGGCCAAGTCGCGCCGCACTTCTCCGCGCCGCAGTACGGCGCATACCCACGCTGGTTCATAAGGTTGTTTCGGACGATGCTCATGCTGCACCTCCATCCGGCACGCTTCCAGCAGCCGTTGCCGGTGCGGCCTCTGAGCATCCGGCGCCTTGCTCAGACGCTGCTTTGTCGCTGCTTTGAGGTGCAGGCGTCACTTCGGCAGCTTCCTTCAAGCGCAACACGATCTGATCGATCTCATCGGCCAATGTGTTGGCCATGCCGCTATGCCATAAGCTGCTGGCGATGCGCGCCAAGTCGTCAGCGATCTCATCCACCGCCCCGGCAGGAGCTGCGTCAGCCGATCCGTCGATCCCAGCCGCAGAATTCGACACGTTCGGGCGATGTGTCGATTCTGTCGACGCGTCAGTCGAAGCGGCGACAGGGGCGGCGACGAGTGGCGTCCACGCGCCGGACCTCTTGCGCACGTCCTCCATCGCGACGTCCATGATCGGGCCTTCGTAGCCGCCGTCGCTGCGGAAGCGAATCCACGCCACTGGCTTGTCAGCCGCTACTGGGGAAGCTGCGAGCGCAGCGCGGCCTTGGTGGTACAGGATGAACTCGCCGCCTTTGTCGTCCCTCGCCATCCCGACCGGCGTCCAGTTGTAGCGTTCGATCGCTGCCGGCATCTGCTCGCCCTGTGCCGGGGCATCAGTGGCGCGAGATGCGGCGATGGCGTCGGTTTCGCCTTGGTCATAGCCTTTCGAGGCCCATTCCTTGACGATCTCAATCAAGCGCGTCGTGGTGGTGACCCGCTCTCCCTGCCAGTACACGCTTGGCGCCTTGACCTGTTCAATGGCGCGCCGATTCCAGGCGGCCGGCGAAAGCCGGAATTCGCAGCGGTCGCAGATCGCGTATTCCTCATGCATGCCAGGATTGTGCGGCAGGTAGCGCGCCGGTCCGCCGCAGAAAGGGCAATTGCTCAGTTTCGTGTTGTCCATGCTATTCCTTCTGTTCTGTGGCGGTGGGGGCGAGTGGCTCGAAGAAAATACCTTTTGGCCCGCACCCGTGAATCGAGTCTGATCGCTCGGAGCTGCAAAAATCCTCTGGCCGGCGCTTGCCGGTTACGAGGTTCATTCGCAGATGCGGCCGGCAGCACATATCGGCGCCCCACAGACTGTTCGCCAAGCGGCTGAGCAACCCAGCCGGCCGGTACTTGTGTTTGCAGTCGGTGCAGAATGGCCCGTTCATCACGCATCCCCGCGCTCTGCTGGCTGCTGGGCCGCGACATCGGGCCGGAACAGCGGCCGCCAGTGCGTCGGCGTGACGACATTCATTTCGTCGTACTCGCCCTCATAGCAGACCCATTTGCCGTCGTCCTGAAGGTGGCCGAACCCGGTTCCGTTCATGCCCGCCGCGCTCATCCCGAACACCAGCACGGTATTGGAAATGTCGGTGCCGCTGGTGGTGCATTCGTGGACGCACTTCGGCAAATGATCATCGACGCTGATCCACGCATCCCGCTCGCTCTGCGCTACTGGTGCGGATGCAGCAGATGCGGTGCGACGGTTCCAGGCGGTGATCAGCATGTGCTCGAATCCTGGTCGGTAGGCAGGTATTTCAACCCGGCAGTATTCGCACGTGATGAATGGGCATTTCTCCTGATCGTAGGTAATTGCAACCTCGCTGTCACAGAAAGGGCAGGGCTTCAATGCTTCGCCCGACGTGATCGGGGATGGGGTGTGGTTAGCCATTTTTCTCTTTCATCACACGTTGAACTGCCATCTCGGTGAAGTCGTCCCAAGCTGCTTCCAGCCAGCCGGGGCCACCGATCAAAGGTGAGCTGCGCCATTCGCTGCCGTCACGGTGCTGGAACACCAGCGTGCCATCGACTGCGTAGATGCATTGCCAGCCGTGGAAACTGCCGGGCGCGATGACCACGTTGTAGTAAATCTCGGACTTGTACGCCGGACGGCAGACGCATCGATCCGGCCTGTACTGGTTGCACTCAGGGCAGCGCATATCGGAACCGACGCTCATGGCTGCTCCTGCTGTGCTTTATGGGCTGCGGCGACCGGCATTGCGGCGTCGATGGCAGCGCGCGGCGTCGAATGCCACTGGCCCCACGATTCGCCGTCGTCACGCATGCGGTAGCGCTTGGGTTTGCCGCCCGACTGCATCCAGTAGACTGACCATGACGTGCCGGTGATGAAGTCAAGACGCTGCGTGTCGTCCACCCGCCCGCTGTGCTCGCCGTCACCCTGCGCGGTGGCTGCGTTCGCCAGCAGCACCGTCAACGGGCCTTTGATGGTGCGCGACATCGCCATCACGGCCACACCGAACGTGGTGGTTTCATAGTATGTGCGGCGTGCCTTCGGCGTGTGGAGCAGGCCAAGCGCGGCCAGCCGCTGCATTATGTCGGCGTGAACATCGTAGCCTTCTCCATCTTCGGCGCACTCGTAGAAGCGATGGAGCGCCGCCAGCTCGTCACCACTGATCATCACGGCTTCGGCTTCGCCTTCGCCTAGCGTCGGCGCTGCTGGCGCGCTGGTAGCTGCGCGCAGTTCGATGATGATGCGGTCCTTGTCCTGCGCCGTGCTCTTCCATGCCATCATGCCGTTGTAGAAGCGGTCGCACTCGTCGGCGGCCGTTTGCATGACCTCGCGGAATGCTTCGGGCAGCGCAGTAGGGCCGCAGTTCGCCAAGGTGGCGCGCAGGCGGCGCGAAATGTCGGTCCGCGCATCGCCCACCCCGGCGCTGTGCTCGCCTTGCGCTTGCGGCTGAGCTGCGGCGCGGTCCACGATGTACTTAACAATGCGCTTATCCGTTTCTGCCTTCTCGGGCACACGACCATCGTGCATACACTTGCCGATATGGTCGTAGGCATCCTTCATCGCCGCTTCCAGCAGTGCGGAGCAATCCACCTCTGCTGCCCCGGCTTGCGCTGGCACTGCGCTGCGGGCGGCTACCTCTCCTGGCAACTCGCCGTACTGAACGAAGTGCTGGAAGATCGGCAACAGCTCTTCGACCTGTCCGCGCGTCAGGTGCATGCGAGTGTTGAGCGATACCTCGCGTGGGATGGGGAACGGAACCCAGCCGGTGCCGTCGCCAGGATCAATGCCGTGTGCGCTGGCCTGCGCCGCCATGATCTTCGGCTCGGCACTGGCCGTCCCGAACCAGATTGCGTCCTCGGTCGCAAGGCTGCTTTTCTGGATGCTGCACTCTGCGCCGTAGCGGTCAGCGAACTCGATCAGGCGGAATCCGCGCGAGGTGCTGCTAAATTTCAGGTCAGCCATGCTCAGCCCTCCGTGTTGTTGGGTGCAGCAGGGAGCTTGCAGCCGCAGCGCGCTCTGTCGGCGCATTCGGTCGGTTTGAGGCCGCACTGGCCCAGGCTAGGGTCGCGTAGGCTGTCCAGCAGCTTGACGGCCTTCTCACGCACTTCGCAGGTGGTCACGACCAGATCGCCGCCGCCGACGTCCTGATCGTAGCTGTCGCGAACGAACTCCTGCACGATAGCCAGTGCATCCGGCACCGCTCCCGCCTGTACAGCCGATGCCTCGCGCAGCCGCTCAACCAGATCGCCACGCCAGTT